CTTTCTTTTTCAAGAAGACACGCCAATAGGGTATCTTGCCGGTTCTTTTGAGTACTAGGCTATACAACAGAAGGCTTGTAAGGACGGAGTGCGAAGGACGTAGGTATCTACGGCATAGACTGACCTGTTTAATACAGAGTTACCTCTGCCAGATGAGACTATGTTCCAACGTACTCCGCCTTACAACGAACTACGCCATTGACGGGCAGCTTAAAGCTGACCGTTCAATAACGTGGCTGCACCATTACCAGTGCCGTCGTACAGGATTGTGGTCGTTGCGCCTAATGAGGCGAGAAACGACACCAATTCGGCGACTACATTGGTAGGCTCAGTGTTCGCAAGCAGTGCCCCGACAGGAGTGTCGAGGACTGCATACGCACTGATGACTACGGGTGTGACGTTGTCAACGGTCGAAATGACAGTTTTGTCAAATCGAACGACTGATCGACGTCGCAGCCCTTTGCCAGCACCTGACTCTTTATGAGCCACGGTGAGCCGGTGTGGAGCATACGGGGGTTCCGCAACTTGCGCGAACTCCGTAGAGCGACCTGGTCCAGTAGTGAGGCGGGCGAATTCAACTTCGACCCCCGCACTGTTCTTGATCTCGTTTGTTACTAGCGTATTGCTAAGTGCCATGCTTTTGTATTGGTTAACCAACGTTTAAGGTAGCTAAAGGGTGGACTTGTCCACTTGATACTACCTTCTGCGGCGTTTACTCCCAGTTATTACTAGGGCAACGCCTAGACTAACTTCAGACGAAGTTAGCCCGCTCGAGTTAATCGAGCTAGACGTGACGTTAAACGAGGAACGGCGATAAGCCGTTTCGCGGATAACACCACAAGAACCATGTTCAGTATATGAGAAGTTAAACGGATTCTTGCCTACAGTTTTCTGTAGAACGAGTTCCCGACTTCTTTTTATACTCCACAAGGTTCGGTGTATGTTTATCACCGGTTTCATAGCAGGTTCGGAGAATTGATCAAGATACTTTCCAACGGAAAGTACCCAATCAACTACGAACGACCATGGTATGACTTGCCAAATGCTACGGAGCGAGAAACCTCCCGCTCCAAACGCATCAAGCATAGCCAATACTCGAGCATGCTCGAGTTGGTATTGGGTAAGATGATATTCAAACCCAATCTGAACATGAAACACCGAAGTTCCAGGATATAGCTGACGATACGTCCAACACTCTCCGTCAACTGCTGGGTAAACACCCTGCAGAGGACCTAGAGTATATGGACCGTAAACGTCAGTTCTTTCCTGCTCTTCATTGAGAAGTAAGGTATAATGCCTTACTCTGTACTTCTGGGCATTGTCTAAGAGGCGACGAATCGCCTTTTCGACCCTGGACAGCGCAGTATAGGTACCGCGGATGTCTGATAGTAGTGGAAGATAGTTAAACTCTGCTGAGAGGTAACTATCGGCACTAGCATGTACTGCCTTACTTAGAGGTTGCTTTGTGAAGTAATTCTTCAATTTCTTGAAGAGTTTACCATCACGCAGCAATCTCCAATTAGATAAGGAGTTTACGATGGAAGACTTAAAATCACCAAGTTCGAAAATCGAAACTGGTGCGTTAAGTTCCGCCTTAATACCCGGCAAAACGCTGCTTAGCGCTCGCTGGATAAGAAGGTCTAGGTCAGCAGGTGGATTCACAAAAGAATCCTCAGCCTGATCACCAACTGGATCGTAATACGGCAAGAGCCCCGAAAGGGGTTCAGACGCCGTTCCATGCCCTCTCCAACCGAACAGCG